ATCACCAGCCCACAGAGCCAGATAATCGCCGCCCCATATTGCGGCACCGGAAGCGTTTGGTGGAGAGCCGCCAAGATTGGCAAAGAGTGTCGAGACACCTAACTGATACACTTGCGGCGGGTCGTTGATATTCCCCGCAACGACATAATCCCCGAACTGGATAAACCACCATTTGGCGTTTTCGTTGGAACTGTAAGTCGTGGCAGTCTTTGTCACCACGTCCCAACTATTGTCGGTCGTGTCGAGCTTGAGCAAGTCCTCTTCAGTCCCAACAAACACCGACACAACACCGGAACTCGATATGGCCGTAAATCCACCATTGGCCGGATCAGTCGTGGCCTGCGTAAATGCCGAAAAGCTGGGGAAAGGGATATATCCATCTGGCGAGGGCAGCACGTTACTCGCGGCTGACGTAAATGCTGAATTAAGTGCGGCCCTGTCTGGCCTGTATGGGGCAAAAGCTACCAACGTCATTTAGTAGACGCCTGTCAAAGTTATGCCCGCGTTGCCGAACTTAGAACGATTGTCCAACCCCTGAACATCGCTCAGTATCTGCTTGACGAGCATAGCCTCCTTGGCAAACTGCTCATCATCCTTTGTCAGTTCAGCCGCGTACATAAGGCCGGAATGCAAGTACAGGTTCGGATGCTTGGTCAAAAGCCAATTCGTCGGATTGCTGTCCGAAAGCGCGGGGATCGTTCGGTAATAGATAATCTCGATGCCGTTCGCCGAAAGAGGGTAAGCCTGAAGCGTATCCCCTATGATGGAGAAGTGGCTTGCCAGTCCGCTTGAGCGGGTCGGATAAAGCGTATCGACTTCGGCTTCGGACAGATACTGCAATTCGCGGCGCGTTGAAGCCGTCTCGACAACACGTTTGAATTCCAGAAAATCGGACGGCAATGTGCAGACGTTTGCAACCGGCGTAAGAGTGGCGACGGTTTCCATCTCCCGACAGCGCAGGTTCGTATTGAAGAATGCCTCACTGTAGGCAACGAAGCTATTCGCGCTGGCCGCCACGTCCGAGCGGTTTTTGAAATACGCTACAATGTCCGTTTTCAGGTCAGCGAAATTCATACCTTGCCCCTGAATGTCCGGTACATGCGCTTATCCGGGTGGTTTAAAAACCACTTCATATAGTCCTGATCGCCTTCTTTAAGGCGCGGCGCTATATCCCGGTAGAAAACATTGACTGGAATGCTGGCGACTTTCGTCCCCAATGCGCTGTCATTGAAGCGCTTCGTCAGACTGTCGTTGAACTCCTGCTGGTTGAGGGCAATCAGTTCTTCATCCTGAATATATTCAGTGCGAAGAATATAATTGCCGTCATCCAGCCAGAGCCGAGAACGGCGGTATTCGGGCGTGATTTCCACGAGTTCCCAATCACCGCCGTGTATGTCGTTCGGATTAACCGGGGATTGCATCTGCGCGTTCACCGATCTTCTTTTCAATGACGCCCTTGGCTTCATCGACGGGCAGGCGGATAATCGTGCCAGCCCAGATTTTGCCGGGTACTTCGACGCCCGGTACAGGAGGCGGGTTCTGTTCGTCGGCAATCCAACGTTTAGGCTCTACTTCAAGCCATTCGCCAGCCGCGCCTTTTGTCATACGTGCTGGTTTGGTGTGGCCAAGGATTTCGAAATTCTTGGTCCGTGGCGCGTAGTTCTTCAACAGAAGGACAGGAAACAACCTACCCGAAGGCTTTTCGTCATCATCCTTCGCGTGCTTTTCCTTCTTCTTGTTCGGGTCGCTGTCGGTTCCCTCAACCTTTTCAGCTTCCGTCTTTTCGCGCTCCGCAGCTTCCGTCCGGGCGTTGGCGCGGTCTTGTGCCGCTAGTTCACTCGGATTGGTTTTGTGCTCGCGCGGCTCTTGATGCTCGCGTTCAAATTTCTGGTCGCGTTGCATGTTGAATTTCCTTCATTGGAGGGAACGGGGCAGCCGAAGCCGCCCCGCAGAGGGTTAAACGGCGGCGCTTACAGACGTTGCAAGCGTGCCGGAGCCAACGAGCGCACCGCTCACCAGCCAGAGGTTGACATCAATGTCCACGAGCGTCACGAACGAGCCAGCAATGCCGCCCGTAGTCGTTCCGTTCATGGTGATGGTGTCGTCGGTGCCGCCAAGAGCTTCGGAAAAGCCGTTGGTTGTCGCGCCAGTGGTGGATGCAGTTTCGAGGTTGCCCACCATTGTATCAGACGAGTTAGCCACCTGAATGATGAAGCTGTTGGACGAAATGGTCGTGCCAACCATCACCTGATACGACGCTCCGCTGCCGGTAGCGGCTGGGAGCGTAACGGTGCAGCCCGCAGCGCGCTTGACAATAACCCAGCAACCGTTGCCATGCGACTCTTCCAGAAGAGAAAGGGTCGCGCTGGTGTAGATGATAGGACGAAGTGGATAAGCCATGTTCCTATCTCCTTAGCTGGAAGCCGTGAGGCCGTAGATGTCGGCGACGACAGCATGGGCGGCTTCATTGTTGACGATGAGCGTGTACTCGGTCACCAGAACGCGCTTCTCAGCGTCCCCTGTCTTGCCCGGCTTCTCCAAGGAGATGTCGTCAAAAACACCGAGGCTGACCATTTTCGGGTCAATGAGAAATGCATTGCGGGCAATCGCAGCACCGCCACGAGCCATCTGACGGTTCGGAACAACAGACAGTTCGCCGAAGTCAGACAGATAAGTATCTGCCGCCCCGACAATCTTGGTCTGACCGCTCTTCGGCGTCACATAGCGCTGCGGGGCAACGTTGGTGTCCGACATGAAAGTCGAGAACACGCGCTTGCCATAAGGAGACACCATCAACACTGATGGATTGCCGCCTGCCGTGTATGCGCTCGCAATGGCTTCATCCAACAGGGCTTTGGTCAGTGCGCGCTGCGTGCCATTGGTGGCCGCATCGACAATGCCAGTGCCTGAGTTGAAGCCGCCGGACGCTCCGCCCGAGCCAAGGCTGTCGTTCGTGGATAGCCACGCACGGAATCCGCCGAGCTTACGGTTGGAAGCGCCATTGCCGGAGCCAGGAGACGAAGCTTGGTTGGACAGGCAAATGACTTCCATGTCCGTCTTGAGTTCGACGCCCTTCTTGGCAACTTCGCGCGCCAGTTCGGACTTACGGCCCGCCTTGAGCGTCTTGTCCTGCGTGCGCGAAATGATGATGCGCTTGTCGGAAATCTGGGTGTAGTTGCCCACACGCACAGTCGGCGTGATAGGGTCATACGTCCAGTCATTGCCTTCCGGCTGGTTGTTGTTCAGGTCGGGTGATGCAAGCGTGTCAGTCTGCCACTCCGGGTGAACTGACGATACGCTTTTGCGACCGATGAGGCTGATGAAGGGCGTCTCTTCTGGCGTGATCTGGTAGATCTTGTCCGCGAGTTCTTCCCGGTTCCCAACCGCATCATAGGTCTCGTAGGTGTTGGACACCTGAGGCATGATACTTCTCCTTGGAGATTTTGGTTAAAGATCGAGGTCCATGAGGGACGCAACGCCGGATTCAAGCGTGCCGGAATTGCGCAAACGCTCACTGCGGCCCTGTGCCTCGCGGGAGGTTCTGGCTTTCGGGTCCATGCGCTTGCCTCCGCTGATAAGCTTTGGCTTTTGCTGGACTTGTTCCTTGACTTGCGGAGCCTTCTTGAGCGCCTTTTGCAAGCGCACAATGTCTTTTGCTACCAGAAGCATACGGTGGTCGATAACACTTCCAACCTCGTCTGCCGAGAAACCGTATGGTGCCAGCGCGTCCACGACTTCCGTCCTGAACTGCTGCATTTTCCCCTGATCCTTGAGATAGGGTAGTTTCTCATACAACTGCCCGACTTCGCGCTGGACAGCATTCTGGTAATTGACGTTTTCGCTTTGGCTTTTTTGCTGATCCTCGTGTTGTTTGAGGGCCTGCAATTGGCTCAGATTGCGAATTTGCTCGTCATATTGCTCCTTGGCCTGCCAATAGCCAATGATATCTGTCTCCATGAGAGACTTATCAGGCGGCTGCGGCATAGCCTGCTGGTACATCGAAAGCACAAAGTCCCGATACTGGGCGACTTCGTGAGCCTGTGCCTGCAAGGCCTGAAGTTGTTCGCGTTCCTGCTTAATTTCTTCAGTCTTGCGGGTGTAATCTCGCTGGAAGAGGTTGTTCCGCTTCAGTTCAGCAACGGAGATCACGCTTCCATCAGCAAGTGTCACTTTGGCCGTGTCCGGCACAAACTGCCCACCTTTGATTTCAACGGGTCCGTCCGCCTCGTCCGAGGGTTCAGGTTCTGCTTCTAGTTCGAGCGCCTCTTCATCCGCTTCTTCTTCGGGCTCATCGCCCTCTGGTTCGGCTTCAGGTTCGGCTTCGTCAGTCTCGACTTCGTTCTCATTGGGGTCCGTATCCGGGTCGCTGAGAATGTCAGTCAAATCCTCCACACCCTGCGCAAAATTGACAGAATCGGAGGTGTCGTTCGCGGTCCCTGCCGGGAGGTCGCTACCGGGCATAGTTTCTATCCTTGTATGGATTGAAAGGACGCGGAGGTCTGCTACGCAGGGCCGCGTATTCTCCGTCCTAAGACGGGAATTTCATCAGGCTTGCTCGCCTTCCATCTCCGGCCGCGTTTGCCGAAGTACGTAAATCTGCAACTGGCTCAAAAGCCCGTCATATGCCTGCACGATTGCCTGCAAGCGCTGAACTTCAATCGCGTTGGCTGCGTCAACTGTCACAAGCCCGCTCATTGCATCGCGCTGCGCGTCAGCAATGGCCTGTATCAATGTCTCGTCGCCTAATAGGCGCTGGGCTTCCTTGGCAAGATGCTCGTCCGTCATCATCCCGGCTGACCACCCATACTGACTTTCGAAGTCGTCACATTAGGCGGCTTCGGTTTGTAATATCCACTCTGGTCCTTCAGACTCATTTCCATCATGGCCAGTTCGCGCTTGAGAGCCAACTCGGCAGCCAATTGCTCTCTCTTGAGCAATAGTTCCTGCGCCAACTGTTCGCGCTTCAATACCAAGTCGCCTTGCTGCTTCTGATACTCAAGTTGCAGCTTGGCCTGCCCTTGAACCGCTTCGAGTTCGATCTTCTTCTGAGCCTCCACAACCTTCGGATCAGGCTGTTGTGCGCGTTGCTGTGCGGCCTGCTTTAGTTCGGCTATCTTCTGATCGTCAAATTCAGGGAAGAACTCGTCCGGCATTCTCAAACCAGCACTCTCAGCCTGCTTTTTCAGCGTGTTGACAATGCGAGGAAGCATGTCGAGCGCTTCTTCAAACATGCCGCTGGCTGCAAAGCGTTCCGTCAACATGGCTTGGTTCATGCCGATCTTCTCAAGCATGGCCATGTCCCTGTCACGTGAGCCGGTTCCGAGCCCAACATTGACGGTGACGTGCATATCCGCATTCCAAGCCTGCGGCGTGACAGTCTCCCAGCCTTTGCCAAAGCGTATCTTGCGCGGCATGTCCTGATGCTTGCAGATAAGCTTCAGCAACTGCCTGAATACCCGCGTCCAACCCAACTCCGCCTGATTACGCGCGATCAACTCAATCTGCGAATACGCCGCGTCCTTCTGGTTCTGGCTGGCCGTAGCGGTCTGGTTCTGCAATGTCTGCGGATCGAGCGCCATAGTCGCACGTGAAACGCCAGTACGCTTCTCCGTCACATTATCAAAATGCTGCAAGGCAACGAGCGTCTTGTCCGCCACATAGGGAATGGCAATCGGCATAACCGGGGACGTCGCCATCGTTCCCTTCTTGCGCCAGATAACACCGCCGAACTTGGGATTAATCAGCATTTCCGGGTTAACAACCGTGTCTGTCTCGGCCTGTAGCATCGGCAGATTGGACGCGTAAGTGTTGTCCATGAACTGGCGGGTTAGCGCCGTCTTGACGATCTGAATATCCTTGGTTTCATCCGTTACAGAGCGAGCGTCCCAGCGATGCGGCTGCGGCTCACAGGGAATGTCGCTGAAAGGAACGTCATCCTCCCATACTTCCCAATCCAGTAACTCTCCTGCCCCGCCTGTGCCTGCATAGTAAGCCCGCACCATCTCGGCTATGCCGTCGCCGTCTATATCCACCCTGATATAGCACTCGAACAACTCAATCAGCTGCGTTGCGTCGTGGCGGTTCCAGTTGCGGATATAATCCTCTTCCCGTTCGAGGCTTTCTTCACTGAAGTTGCCCGATCTGTCAGTCGGCAGGCCTTCAACAATATCGCGGTCGAAGCCCATTTCGATGAGGTCAGAGCGAGTAACCTCGTCTCTATGAGCCACGAACCGCGCTTCCTCAATGAACCGCGCGTCTTTGTCCATGAAGAAGTTCTCAGGCTCAATGCACTCAATGCGCATTTTGCCATTCATGACCACGCGACGCACCTTCAGGTCATAGGCGGGGACTTCAACTTCCACCACCTGTCCAGTTGCCGGGTCTTGCATTGGAACGAATTGCGGCTGTCCGTCCTTCTGGGCAACGATCTCAATCTTTTCATCTTCGAGCAGAACAAGGCCTTCCTGAGTGACGCCGCTCAGTTCAAACTGCTCGTATTCAGGCGTATCGTCCCACCAGTGCTTTACAATGCCATTGCCCATGAGCAGGCTGTCGTGCGTGGAATCCCACAGAATACGATAACCGTCATTGTCTTTCCAAAACACGTGATTGACGTATGCAGTGGCGTAATCCGCGAACTGCTCATCCTCTTCTTTTTGCGGCTCGTAGCAAGCCATATGCTGAGAGGCCGTGAACACGCGAATAATGCCCGGCAGCATCCAACCAATCGTGTCTGCAACATCACGCGATGTCATTTTGGAGCGGCCCACCATTGACGGCAGGTCGGACACAACACCGCGATAGAGTTCCATTGCCTTGGCGCGCTTGGCAGACAGCTCGGAACGATCATAGTTGAGAGACGCACTGAGTTCGGCACTGAGCAGCGCCTTTAACTCCGTCTCGTCCAGTTTAGCCATTAAGCCACCCAGTCGTATTCTGGCTGTTCCGTTGGGTTGGTAGCCATGGTGCTTTCATTCCCCCCCATCACACCGTAGCCAAATGCATCTGCGCCATGCGAAGCCCAGTCGTGCAGTGGCCGTGATCTCAGGGTTT